CTGCTTCGTTGAAGAAGGACTCAGCGCCAGCGGTGCGGTTGGTGCCATAGCGGGAGCGCATGGCGAAGATCAGTCCAGTAGGACCAGTCATCGGTTGAACACCAGCGATGTCATAAGCAATCAGCTTAGGCATCGAACGGCGGATCAGGGAGATCAGCACGGGGTCGAAACCAGCGACAGGACCAGTGGCAGTGCTGCTACCAGAGAAACCAGCGGTGCCAGCACTCATGGTGGGGGCAGCCTCGGACAGGACGCCTGCTTCCTCACGGAGGAACTTTTCTTGGTTTTCGAGCAGGATGGAGGTGACAGCCTTTCTATACTTATCCGAAATGTTGTTCAGTTCGGAGTGTTCCAGAATGGGTGCCCACTTTTCCTGCAAAGATTCGGAGTTGAACATTTGCTTTTACTTGGAATAGGTGGATTGTTCTTAGATCACTTAGCCCAGCGGGAAAGTGCTTGGACGTAGGCAGACATAGTGTCGCCAACTTCCTGATTCTCAACCTGTACGTCCTCAGTGACAGTAGTCATTTCGGGTTTGGTAGAGAAATATGACTCACGGAGAGTCTGTACCTTCCCACGGAAGGATTCTTCATCATTAAACTCAACTCCCTCAGCAAGAGATGTCAGCTTCTCGCGTTGCGAGAGGGACAGACCCTCGCTCAGTTCGCTCACAATCCCATTCTTGATATAACCGCCAATCTCCTTAGAGAGATCAACATTCGTCTCGATTTGTTCGTTGAGTTTCTTCTCCATGATATCGAGTTGCTCGGTCATCTCGTCAACCAAGTCAACTTTTTCGTCGGGAAGATCGATGAAATTCTCGACAAAAACTTCTTTGAGTCCAGCAAGGACGCTCTCTGCCATCTCGGTCTTGATGCCGTGCTCAATGGCGAGGGTGTTGTCCTTAGCCCACTGCGAGACTGCGAACGAAAGATACTCGTCCACTTGCTCAGCGAGTTCAGACTTAACTGTCTCAATTTCTTCTTCAAGAACCTTGGCGTAATCACCATGGATACGATCCAGTTCTTCGTTCAGACGGGAAACAACTGCTGCCTCAAAAATGGTAGCAGCCTTCTCCTTGAACTCTTCGCTCAGGTCTTCACCTTCGGTCAGAGCAGCAACGTCAGCGGAGAGGTCGATAGCAATAGTTTCGACTTCTTCTTCCTCAGCAATCACTTCCTCACCTTCATGCTCGGTGTGGTCAAAAGTAGGAGACTTAGAAATAGAATCCTGCTTGTTGCCCGAAGCATCGGAAGGTTTGGTGGTAGGAGCAGAAGCACTCTTGGCGACGATCTTATACTTGTTCGACTCGTCGTCGGGCTTGCTGTTTTGCGGAGTGGGACCACCGAGGTCTTGAACACCAGCGAGACCACTGCCTTCATTGTCAAGTTTACCTTGGGGGTCGGCAGGTTTCGCGCCAGCGGTTACGCTCGATTCGTCCAGAGTTGTTTCAATTTTGTCAGACATTGTGTCTCCTCGTGGTTACGTTGCTGTGATTGCTACTAATTATTTATGATTAAAGATTTTTCAAGAATTCAGAAAATGCGGAGATTTTTCTTTCATCGAGTTGACGTGCCGCAGCACCATCAATTCTTCTCTTGATATCCTCAATTTTGGACTCGTGGACCAGACCATTGTTCCAGATCCACTCTTTTCCTTCCATAATTCCATTAACAAAAGCATCAGGTGCCGAAGGATCTGCTACAATGTCAGCAGCGGTGGCGAGCATAAAGTCTTCGCCAACAACCTTGATACCGTTCTCTTCCTTAATAGAACCAAGTCCGCGTGAAGAAACGCCAAGTTTCACACCTTCATCGAGGAGTTCTTTGGCGATGCGACCCATGGGTGTTTCCAGAAGTCTTGCTTTGCCGACAAAGTTAGATCCTTCTCTTTTCAGGGAAGTGATCAGGTGAGATGCACGATCTAAATTGATTGTCGGACCATCGGGGTGACCAAGTTCACCAAGAGCGCGACCAGTTTTAACGAATGATTCGTTGTACTTCTGAACCTCACGCTCCATGGTACGCATGGGATACATGCGACCGTTGCGATTGGTAATGTCTGCTTGGAGGAAAACACCTTCGATATAGGTTTGCTTCTTACCGTTCTTGCCTTCGGTAATAACTACCCTAGTGTCTTCAATCTTCTCCGTTATCAGTTTCATCAGAAGGTTCCTCTTGTGTTTCTTGGTCGGAAGATGCCTCAGGTTCTTCTTCCTCAGGCTCATCAGGGGTAGGTGCAAACATAGTTGCGCCTACTTCTTTTTTCATATCACCAATCTTGTCCATGGCGAGAGTTTTCATTTGGTCATCGACATAATCGCTGAGATCTTTTTTACCAGCGAACAGTGCATTAACGATATCAATCGAAGCTTGGGACGGCATAATGTTATTAAATACTAATACTATTTAGATATTTCCTTTTTCGTAATCCTTAGGATCCATACCTTCCTCTTCCTCAGGCACTTGTGGTTCAGGCGGCATGAGGGACATTTCCATCTGCGCCTTCTCCATTTGTGCCACTTCGGCAGGAGATACAATTAGACCTGCTTCGATTTCTGCATTCATCTGCTCATCGATCTCTTGGAACTCCGCATCAGACTGACGCAGAATGTTGCGGCGCAGATATTCCAGAGAGAAATACTTGCCAGCAAACGGATCCATTTGAGCGAGAAGTGCGAGTCTCTCGTTCATGACTTCCTTCTCCTTCATCTCGGAGAAGTAGTTGTCAGCAATGAAGGAATACTGAATGTGCTCCTTCATTTCATCCCACTCATCAAGAGTGATGACACCTTTCAGGACCAGTTGAGTTCTCAGAAGATCATTAAAGAGATCACTAAACTTCTTACGAAGTCTGGTGACGAACTTCTGGAACTTAACTTCGTCTCTGGTGATTTCGGCACTACGACCGACATTGAAACTGCTCTCAGATTCCAGTCGTGACTCTGGGACATTCAGAGCACGATACAGTTTCTTCTGGAAGTATTTGACATCTTCCAGTTCTCCAAGGTTTTGCCCGCCAGGAAGGGTAGAAATTTCTGTGCCGCGCCCACCCTCGCGTCTCGGAAGCCAGAAGTCTTCCAACATAGACATAAATTTCTTATCGTCACGAATCTCGCCAGTGTCAGCGTTATACACCAACTTATTACGATAGCGAGACATCACCTCACGGAGGTATTGTTCTGCCTTCTGCTTAGGCAGGTTACCCACATCAATATAGAAGATGCGGCGTTCGGGTGCTCTGCTCAGACGATAAATGACCAGAGAGTCCTCAATCATGCGAAGTTGATTGAGTGCCTTAATTGCCTTGTGGAGGTGTGACAGCACATAGTTGCGTTGCATATCCAACTGACCAGAGTGGCAGTATGTGATAGCATCTGGCGCAATTTTGATGCCATTGTTCTCGTAACCTTTCAGACCTTTCGGTGAGTAGATATAATACTCAACTGACCTAGGAACAATAGATGCTACCTGTGGGTCGATAGGTTGAAGGCGATCTTTGGGTTTGTCGAATTCGACAACCTTCTTGATCTTACGAGGATCGATGTATCTAAGTTCCGTAATACCAGCAGAAGGATTCTTAGTATCGATCATTTTATGATAGAACAGGCGTCCATCGATATACCAACGACGGAAGATATCGTATGCCTTTCTATCAAAGTCTAGAAGAACGAGAACGTTCTCAAACTCTTCGCGAATTCTATTGCGAAGTGTCTGAGACACTCTCAAATTTTGTAGATCAATGTCAACAGGCGAATCATTAAGATCACCAGCGATTGCTTCATTGACCACATCATTAATTGCAGCGTCCGCTTCGGGATGTAGAGACATCTCACGATAGCGTCCAATCAAGTCTGCTTCCGATGCCTTGTTGGCAGCGTCGCCCATCTCAACATACTGTCCAAAATATCCACCAGCAACGATGGGTTGGGCAGCATCATCATCTTCTTTACGAACAAAAGAAGGACCAGTTCCCTGATCCTTCTTCCTTTCTAACGAATAACCAAATAGTTGAGACATCAACGTGAGCGCAATTTCTTCTCTACTATTTAGTCAATTTGTGATCACTGCTCCTGTCCGTTACCTTGGTCGCGGTCAGTTGCGGGCACCCAATACTGAACTTGGAACTCAACAGTGTACTCTTCGGGAGTATCGTTGCTGTCCCATGCCAGGTCAATTGCACTGATGTTAGAGGGCCAAATGCCCACGAACTCATATGCAGCAGAGTGGGTGTTCTGACGAGTGAACTGACGAACATAAGCGTTCGCTTGATACTCGGCAATGCTGGTGGCGGTCTGGTGGTTAGCAGGCAGAGACTGCATCAGACGGGACCAGGTTTCCAGTTTGCGGCGCAGACGGAAGTTCTCGTCATTGAGGATGGTAACTGTCCAGGGTTCAAAGGTTCTGTCACCAGCAATTTTCAGAGTACGACCTCTGAAAGGAACCTCAACCACACCCACAGTAGAAGCGGGCAGGTTGGCAGCCTTCACAAGGAAGGTGCTGAGGACAGCGGCATCACCAGTAGTGGTGGTGTCGTCATCGACGGTGGCGTTGGTGTCGTCGGTTGTTGCTTGGAGCAGTTCTTCCACACGCTGAGGGAAGTACAGCTCCACCTGAAACTGGTTAGGACGGGCAAGTTCTCTGACTTGGTTGCGAAAGTTCAGAATTGAGAGTGTTGTTTGTGTTCCCTCAACCTGACCCGCTGGGCGATTAGGACTATCTTTTGGGGTAGGCATTAGTAAACTCCGTTATTCGGTAGTGATTGATGTGGATGAGAGAAAGGGGTCGCCCCTATCAAAGGGCGACCTCAGCGAACGATGCACCAGTTCTGGTGGCAGTAAATTGCAGAGTGATGAAGTTAATCGAGCGTGTCGGCTTCACGAAGATCTCTGCGAAGAACTCTCCACGGTCAATGGCATCAGCAGGGTTATTGCTTCTGTCACAAACCACGAGGTAGTCAATGATACCGCGACGGGACTGAACACCTCTCAGATAAGGATCAACGACGTTCTTGAATCCTTGACGTGTGAACTCGTCGTTGAGTTCAAACAGTTGGGACTTAGCAGCGAGGCTGATTGCTTTCTCGATAACCAGGAACAGGCGACGAACGTTGATTCTGTCGAATGCGGAGGAAGTTGCGAGAGCAGTCTTATCACCATAGAGAACGATACCTTCGCCAGGGAATGCAACAACAGGGTTGATGCGAGCGGCATACAGGCGATCTCTGTGATCTTTCAGAGGGGAGTATGCGAGTTTCACAGCATTGCGGATTTGACCTCTGCTGAAACCAGCAGGGGAGTACCAGGGCTCTTGATTGAGAGCGGTGCTCAGAGTCAGACCTGCGATGTCTGCGTTCAGGGGCAGATAACGATACTTGTCGTTATACTTGTCATAGATGTACTTGTAGTTGTTATCAAATACAGCGTAAGAGGAGGAACTCAATTGATTGAAGAAATCAATTGTTTTGTTCACAATCTCATTGGTGTTAGCAACACCAATTACATTATCACGCGGAGGCGAGATGAATGCCATGCAATCCTTGCGAGTTTCGGCAAGGTCAATCATCTTCTGTGCCTTGGCAACGGAGTCAGTGGGATTGCTCATTGCGGGACCCATGATGATGTAGTCCACTTCCTCAGTCTCAGCATCGCTGAACAGATCGTAAGAATCGAACAGTTTGTCGCGCTGAGCTGTGTAACCATCAACACCACCAGCAAGACTGTACTTAACAGTAGCGGTGTTCTTGGAACCTACCAGAGGAATAGCAAGAACGTTGATATTAGTGGGGTCATCCTGCGAGTAGATTGGGGCGTTGTTCTTGAACAAGTCAAACTTGACATTAGAAGCAGGAACGCCGAAACCACCATTAGCGGTTGTGTTTACGTCGAACAGATTAGTTGTCTCATGAGCGCCCCACCAGAGATACTGGGAGTTTGCCTTGATGACATCCTTATAATAAAGGTTGGAACCCTGAGGGGACTTAGCGTCGGATGCCTTAGAAACATCCAAGAACTTTTCAAGAACCGAACCAGGAACACCAGTGATACCACCATCGCCATCGATGACAAGGATGTGCATCAGGTCACGGTGACCACCGCGATCAGCAGCATAAGCAGAAGTTCCAGGACGACCAGCGATAGATGCCCATCTCTGGTTTTTGCCATAGAGTCTGTTGTTCCACTCATCAACGATGGAAGCGACGTTAACGGCAAGACCATTGTTAGTGGTGTTATTGTCAGCGAGGGTAGAAGAATCCTTCACTGACATGTTGGCGGTGAAAGACTTAGATCCTTCGTCAAGAGCAACCACCAGTTTGCGCTGAATGTTAGTGACCACGCCCTCTGCACTGTTGCTACCAGTAACTGTATCGCCAACAGCGAGGATGCCCGAAGTTGTGACGTAATCCAGGGTGACTTCCAGTTTGCGGGTGCTTGCCTCATAAGCAACGATGGTGCCTCTAACACCACCAGTGGCGTTACCAACGAATGTATTGCCAGCAACGAATTCGCCAACGAGGGTCGAACCAGTTGCAAACTCAATGACCATTCTGTAATCGTATACTGTGGAGTATACGTTAGAAGCACTGACATTGACCTTCTTACCAGCGATCATTTCCCACTCAGAAACTGAGGGTTGTGCCAGATAGAGGATTTGGTCAGGACCAGCGTCGGTCATAACAACGCGAATGCTGTTGCCATATTGACCAGGAGTGCGAGCAGCCCACTTCCAGTTGTTAGCGGCAGTCTCTGTGGTTGCCTCATAAGAATCGAGATTCTTAATCAGCGGAGCAGTAATACCAGTTGAAGTCTCTTCATTAACAGTGGTCTTACTGGCAGTAACCACTTGCAGAGTGATGGCAACACCATCAGTGTGAGCAGCAGCGGTTGTTCCGAGAACGGCACGAGTAACTGTCAGACGATCGCTGCTGTTAACTGCACCAGCGCCAAGGGCGATGGCAGTAACCTGCATGATTTCGTCGTCAATTCTAACGTAAGCGTTAGTTGTTACACCCAGAGTTGTGGCAGAGGCAACATCAACAGTAGTAGCACTGTCGGTCAGTGTGCCGTTATTATCCAGAGTGCTAGCGGTGCTTGCTTCAATCAGGGTGATCGAAGAACCAGCAGCGTGAGACACAGCGGAGGTGCTCAGTTGACCGCGAGCAACTAAGATGTCCAGACCAGAGACAGAAGTAACGGTCAGAAGTTCAGCGTCGATCAAGAGAAGATCGCCCGCGTCAAAGTCGGTAGCATTAGCAACAGTCAGAGTGGTGTCAGTTGCACTCAGAGTTGTTTGTGTGAAAGTTGCAGCGTCAATAGAGTTCTTCAATGCAGAGTTGTCTGCACGAACGACCTTGACAGAACCGCCATACAGCAGGAACTGTGCTACGCTAAACCAATATTCGTAGTTGTAGTCATTCGGTTTGCCGAATGTCTCGATGAGTTGTCTTTCGTTGGAGATTGTTACAACCTCTTCAACGGGTCCCTTTTCAAAAGATCCAACAATGGCACCAATGTTATCAACAGTCGCGTTGACGGTATTGGTAAGATCTCTTTCTAGGACGACAACACCTGGTGAAATTTGAGTAGATGCCATCTGGGGGGGTTCTCCTGATAAGTTCAATCGGATGCTATTATTATTTAGAAAAACCCACTCTTTCACTGGGGAAACGTGACGTGAACACGCTACCAGTCAGGATATTCCCACCTATCAAATATCTTATTTGTCATGCGTGATGTGATGATTCTCAATACGGTGCAAGTTTTACATTCATATGAATATGCGCTAGGAACATTTCCTCTATCCTTTCTAGTTTTATAGAATTCATCGAGAAGATCTTTTTCTTTTCCACAAGATCTACACTTCCTAGTGGCGAGGAGCAAATGTTCTAGTTCAAATTCTTCCTCAAAATTCATTATCGATAATCCCACATATATGACATGTCACCATATTCACCAACAGACTCTGCGTTACTCCATACCTGACCTTCTGGATCAACAAAAGACTCTTCATCTAGACCATCAGAGATGAAACCAAATGGTGCCATGTCTGCTTCGATCTGTTCCTTTTGTTCCAAATACATTCGGGCACGAACATCATTGTCATGCAGTTCTCGGAAGTAGTCAGACGTTGCCAACCAGGAGAACATGACCAGACACATAGCAAGGTCGTCATTACATCCATCCTCTGCTTCCCACGCTTGTCCTCTTTGAATAAAGGTGGTTAGTTCTGCAATCACGTCATAGTCACTGATGAGTAGTTTGTCATCCTCAATCAACTGTTTCATGTTTGCACACCCAGTCTTCTTCACTGTGGTGGACATCTTGACACCCATCTGTGTCTTGTTCCCAGAGAAACCCTGACCAATCACTTGCCCTGCTCTACCGCGCATAGCACACATCAGAAGGTTGTCATATTCAAGATCGAACTGTAAGATGTCTGCTACCTGTCCGCCAATGTCATTGACTTCACAGAGTACATATGCATGGTTGTATGCTGTGGCAACTTGGTGTATGATATTGGGGAACAACAGAGGTTTGATCTGGTTGTTCCTATACTTGGCAACCATCTTATATGGGATAGTTGTAGTATCAATTACCGTGAATGCTGAATAGTCTTTTGTTACACCTCTTGCAACGTCCACAGTAATCACATATTGATGCTCAGGTATAGGTTCCTCAAATACATCGAGACCTTTATTCCTAGTGATAGGTTCATCATAAACCATCGTTCTCAACTTAGAGGCAGAGATGAGGGTATCAACCGATCCCAGAAACTCACACTCAAACTCAACCCTGAACTGCTCCTCTGAGGTGTTCTTGATGGTTTGTTCTTTCCAATGACTGTCCCTACCAGGGACCTCAGACCAGTGAACCTCTGTTGTTGTATATTCGTTCTTACCCCTCTCGGCATCATGCCAAAGTTTGTAGAACATATTCATCCCGTGTGGGGTGGAGATGATAATTACCTTTGTGCTTTTACCAGAAGATATAGTAGGATAGACAGATGAAAAGAACTGATCAGCAATGTGGTTCGGAATAAACGCGAACTCATCCAGAAATATGACATTAAAAGACATACCCCTGACGGCACTAGCAGAAGTAGAAGCAGCCATGATTTTGCTGCCGTTCTCCAATTCCAAACTGCCCCTGTTCCACTGAGAGATGCCTTGTTGCATCCATTTGGGGAGGTTTTCATAACTTAGTTGTAATCGTTGTAGCATCTCGCGAGCAGTCGCTGCTTTGTTAGCAAGGATTGCTACGTTGACATTATCGTTAAACAGCACATACCACAACAGATATGAAGTCACAATGGTGGACTTGCCAGACTGTCGTGGTAGTTTTGCGATGTTAAATCTTTCAGCGTGAAACTTCCTAGTCATGTCAACTTGGAAGTCATACATTTCAAATGGGATCAGACCTTTATCGAGTGAGATGATCTTAATGTAATTCTGAATGAAGTACACAGGATCTTTACTACATCGAATGTATTCCTCAACCTGGTCTGGGGTGAACGCCTGAGAGACGTTTGCCTTTTTCAGGTTAGGATTACCAAGATAGATCTGATCGGTACTCATTTTTTATTTCTCACTGACCAAGTTAATTCTAATGTGTACGATAATAAAATAATAAATGCAAAAATAAATACTGCACTCATTCCACTAGCGTGCCATGAGCACGACGAATCTCTCTGAGTTCCTCAAAGTCTTTCTGCTTGGTTCCGCCATCGTAGGACCAGGCATATCCTTCGGTGATCATCTGTTCGTTGAGGGAGAGTTCTGCGTCCCCGATGTATAACCACCCGAGAAGACGCCCATACTTGCCCATACCGCCAACAAGCTCAGTGCGGATAATGAGATCATCGTCGCCAGAGATAGCACCTTCAAGCTTGCCCGCAAGCCAGTTGGTGGCATCGTATCCCAGTGCCTTCTCTTCTGCGTCGCGTGTTCGTTTCTCTGGCGTATCGACTCCTGCAACTCTGACCCTCTCTTTCTTGTAAAGGTCGAAACCCAAATCAATCGTGACATCAATAGTATCTCCGTCAAGAACTCTATTGATCTCGATCACTCGGAAGTTGTAACAACTCTTCCGACTCGGGGGTGTCATCGCTCCCATCTTCCAATTCCTTAAACGCCATTCTTAATATATAGGCAACCACATAGAGAACTCCTACTAGGAGTAGCACCATCGATATGATGATACTCCACGTCACATCATTAACATCATTGAGTGGACGGAGTATTAAATTCATTGGTTATCGGGATCCAAACCCAAATTAATTAGATACTCACGCCACCATTCTTGCTTTTCTTTCTTCCATTGAGGAACAGGTCTGCCGTGTTCGGAATACCATTCCTCCAATGCTTCATCGATAGTCTGTGCGATCTCCATATTCTTCGTCCTCTTCATCAACATCTGCATATGCATTTGCCACATAAGGTCCGTGTGGTTTTCTGGATTCTCGTTCGACATAATTGGTCTCGGCATTTATCGCATCGATCCAAACTGACAGTTTCATCACAATGAATAAAATAATTAGAGGTGTGAAACACCCTACTAATATGACTGGATTCATTTGTGCTTTCTCGCAAAGGGTTCCCAATGTTCCCATCCATATTTATGGATCGCCCAGATTCCTAGAATAGGAACTACGATAAGAATTGATGCCAGGAAACCCAGAGACCATGGGTTTTCCATTGTGTGTCTTACAAAGAGTGTCATTTCAATACCTTGTGTGCCGTACCATCGCCATCATATAGGTCAGTGTCATAGTAACCACCCTTCCTAGCGCCAAAATAGATTGTAGTTAAAACAAAAGGCACTGCTACAATAGCAAGTGCCCATCCGAGTAAGTGTTCCATTATGGATTGTGGTTCTTATTTGATTTGATTTGATTGTATCCCCAGACTGCTAGGGTGCCGATACCTAGACCAGCAATACAGCAAAGAAACATATGAATAAGGTGTTCAAAGGTTGAGTGGTCAGCGTGATTCATCCGAAATACATTACAGAGAGTGTGAAGATAACAAAAATGATGATAGTAAACATCATCAATCCTAGACCTGCCCAGACGACCCAAGCAGGCATAGGTTCATAGTTGTGATTATGAGACATGTACTGTTCCAATCATGCCCGCACCTTTGTGGGGGGCACACCAGTAAGTATACTCACCTGCCTCAGGAAATGTCACCTCAAAGTCTTCACCTGGTAACATAGCGAGACCTTCGTGTGAAAGTTCTGAATGATCCTCCACAATTACGTTGTGGGGAGGGAGCATGTTGTTAATGAAATGGACAGATTCGCCAGCAGCGATAGATACCTCTGCTGGTTCAAATACTAGGTTGCCATTAGCACCCATCTGGACATCTACTGCCCATGCAGGTAGGGCAAAAAATAGTGTAGCAATAAGGGAAAGGAAAAATCTCATTTATACCTTATGTAACTACACTATGTAGGCAACAATACTTAATTGTTACTGACTATTATCAGGATCTCCTGGCATATCTTTATCTAGTTCTTGCAATCGTTTTGCCCACGTTTGCCCACCGTCCATACCTCTACAAGGATTAATGCAACGATTGTCTCCCAAGTTATTACAAACAAGTCCCGCCAGGTCAAGTTCGCTACCTCTTTTGCCTGTGCCAGACCAATAATGTTCGCCATTAATCCAGACTGCTCCACACTTGGGGCATTCTTTTCTTTCGATTGATAGATCTGAGAATTGTCTTTCATTTTCCATTTGTAAGGTCCTTTATGAGAGTTGAAAAATTACTAGGCGGAAGGTCTAGTTGCTTTTCCAACTTTCTCTTCATTTGCCACATCTTAAACTTTATGACCATAAATCTCATTTGCATATCAAGATATGCAAATACACGCAGCGTGCCTTCAAAACCAGCGTACCAGATCATTCCCATCAGGATGAGAACTAGCAAATAAAAGGTGAACATAAAGTCCATGAGGATACACTCTATTATACAACTATTTACCAAAATGAGACATTTTTAAGACTAATGTAAGACATTGGAAAAAATTATTAAATTTTACCAATAAAAAAGTCTCCCCGAAGGGAGACCTCAACTCAGCAGTTCCAAGCTCTTAGTGACTTGTTGATTCTTGAATCAGGATCACCAGCAGTCTTCTTAGAAGTCAACTTGCGTTTCATGCCTTTCATTCTGGCACAGAAGGAAGCGCGACGTGGGTTGCCTACCTTCTTACTCGGTGCCTTCAAATCTGATCCTGGGTTCTCTGCTTCATAGGACTTGCGCCCTTTCTCATTCAGACCACCCTCGGAGTTCTTGCCAGACTTCTTAGTCCAAGCAGCACCTTCGGATTGCATATGCATGTCAGCAGGTTTCTTTTTGGATACTGCCTTCATTTGCAACTGCAACTTCTGACGATTAATCATCAGTTGCTTACGCTGAATCTGTTGCTGTCTATTTTCCATAGACTTATCAGCACCAGCAGATGCTTCTGCAATCTTCTCCATCTTTTTCTCATCACAAGTTTTAGAAACACAAGACTGACATTTATTGCAATACTTGGTTCCTTCGGGGCAGTTCTTTGCTTCCCCTATGTACTGCTTGAATGTCTTCATCTTGGTTTATTCGGGCAGTTGTTCTCGTGTTTCTCAATCCAAGTCTTAGGACGTTGGTGACCCTTCGGAGAGGTCACCCCACAATACTGGCACTTATAAGTTCCGTTAGATTGTTGCTCAGCCATAATGATACGCTCCTTTGTTAGTTTTCTTAGGAAGTTTACCACCTCTGACTTTGGTGCCAGAAGTTTCGCCATAACCTTCGGGATGCTTGCCTGCCTTAGACTTACCAATGGAGTCAGACTTTGCCTTGCTACCCTTTTCGGTATAGTGCAGTTTAGCAGACTTTTCCTTATCTTTGGTGATCACAGATTCTTGACCATGCTTACGACCAAGACGACGCATTACCTTACCGAAACGACGCTTAGACATCTTGTCGGGTTTGGAAGTCTGGTATGAAACCTCACGACCAGTCTCACCACTGCCGTACTTGTACTCACCAACACCTTTCTTGTGACCGATGCCGTGCTTTTTGAGATCCTTCTCCAAGGTCTTACGACCTTCACGATTCTTCTTCTCATCATCGCCACGGTCAGCAGAAATATGCCCAGTAACCTGAGACTTGGATTTCTGCATCATGCGACCAGTGCGGTTGCCTTCTTCGAGGAATTCCTTGAAGGACTTGCCTTCAACCGCTTCTCTCTTCATCTTAGATGACTTCTGACGCTTAGCATAGTCCATGTAGGACTCACCAGGACGCAGTTTCTTAGGATCTTCCTTGGGTTTAGATGCAGCAGCACGATCTTCACGAGCACGCTGGTTAGCACCAGGACCACCCAGTCTGCGATCCTTCTCAGGATCTGGATGCCAGAAGTCACCACGCTCAACGATGGTCTCCTCTGTATATTCCGAGCGATACTTACCACCAGTCTTCTTGTGGGTATCTTCTAGTTCTGATGCCCTATCAGCAGCATACTTTCTGCTCTTCACAGGTTTGCCGATCTTCTTCTCCTTCTTACCATCGGGAGAACCATAGACCTGATAAGGCATTTCATTAACCATCGCAGCCTCTTTCAGGCGTGCCTCACGCTTTGCTTTGGTCTTGGCAAGGATTCTTGCACGAGCGTCATCCTGCTCTTTCTTAGGAATAGCAGTGACAGCACCAACCTTCTGATCTACATCACCAGGGGCATAACCTTCGTTTGCCTTTTTCTTAGTGTCCATGATTGCTTTGTCACCATGCTTAGCACGGATTTGTGCCTTCACAATATCCAGGGCAGAAGCACCTTTGCCATGCTTCTTCTCAGAATCTTTTTGGAGTTGAGTCTTGCCAGGTTTGATACCGAGCTCAGCATTGCTCAGTTTCTTTGCAGGGGGGCGATCGTAACGTTTGTTTCCACCAACACCACCACGTTCCATGCGGCGATCTTTCATGCGATCGTAGTCTTCCTCGTTGATGAATTCTTCTTTCTTCATTGGTAAACCTTTGTGTTTGGTGGAAGCAAAATCTTTGGCGTCTTTCTTCTTCATGTTGGCAGCAACTTTGGCAACCTCAGGTGATGCTGCCCCTTCACCTTTCTGAGCAGCGCGGACCATCCCGAAGAAACGCTGCTGTTTTTTCGAGACGGCAGGCATGTTATCAACCCGTTACTTGGACTTCGTTGATATACATGGTCATGCCATTACTGGTATCACCCTTTGCCTGAATCTTGATGCTATTAGCAACGGTAGCGGCACCTGCAAAAGCAGCACTGGCAGACTGGTCGGAGGCAATGGTGATAGTTGTGTCAGTTACAGCAGTAACCTCAACATGAGTTACGTTGTAAGCAGCAGTATCACCACCTGTGAGAGTAACGTAATCACCAACCACGAAAGCATGGGCGGGAGTGCCACCGCCACCAACAGTCAGGACACAGGGATTAGCAGCAGTAGCAGCAATGACGTTTGCCTTCTTGGGTTTGGCAAGTTTGAAGACTTCGGCACCATTGACAGGCATATGGATCACCATATCCGTCGCTACATTAGGAGCACCACCCCATGCAAAGTGATTGCTATGCGAATCAGCATTGATAAATCTGTATAATCCAGTTCTCACTGTATATGCAGCAGTTGTTTGAGGAGTATCACTATTATCAGTGAGACTACCCAAATCCTGCACGGGGACGGTTACATTCGATGCCATGACACTCAGTTAGATTTCTTCTGTATTATTTATCTTGTTGTGCTTTTAGGAACTTGGCAAGATCTGCTGTGCTACCAACAAACATAGTATTGTTTGTAGTGTTGACCTCTTTTGTTTTCTTGGGATTCTCAATCTCAGCGACTTTCTTTTGAAGATCTACCAGTTTGTCGGCAACGTCACCAACGTGCTTGATCAACTGACCAGCGACTTCATATGCACGAGGTTGGTCAGATTCCTGTGCTAATTCCAAGATACCATCTACTGCTTCCTGACCTTTCTCGATCAGAGAATATAGATTCCCACGAGTATACTCGTAGTCTTTCTTCAACTGCTCCTTGGTTGAGGCGAACTCTTCCACAGGTGCAATCTCACCTTTGCTTTGTGTAGACACAATATCTGTGTCTACATCAAGGGCATCGGAGATACCATCAAATTTATTCGTCAACTCCTGTGACGGGGTTTCGTGAGAGTCCATCTGTAAATTCACTATAAAGTTCATTGAATCCGAAGTTATCATCAGGATTCAGCAAGGCATCATCGAGAGTGTTGATGTTACCATCGCTGTTGAGATCCTCAGTTGCCTTTGGAGTAACTTGATAACGTACTTCCCTCGGAGCGGTGGGTGCAGAGTCGGTAGCGTAATCGACAATTGCTTTCTTGATGATTTCGCCACTCTTGTCCTGAATAGGACCATACAGGTAAGTCTTTGCTTGGAACTGTAACGTGTAGATCAAGGTACGACGTGTGTCGTAATCACCTTCATACTGATCGTCATAGTTAATAGATGTCAGAGTTACTGGATAGTCTCTCTTCTCTCCGAGATCTGGAACCAAGTTCATCGTGATATTGAAACTTGGTTGGAAGAATGGTAGAATCTGCTCAATGATTTGTAAAGCATCATCTTGTGCTCTGCTCAGGATTGCGAGTTCAAAATTGATGTTATATGGCACAGGCATATAACCTTTATTCGTTGTGTCACCAGTTGTATGTCTGATATACTGGGTAGGTGAAACTTTTCTTGTCGGGTCATATGTGATTGCTTGAATCTCAAACGCAATTCTAGGCAGAGTGATCTGTACTTGATCCTTTTGAGTCAAGTCTCCAACTTGACGCAGACGTGCTAAGAATTTGTCCTTAGGTCCATACGCCAAAGGAACCTTCATAGTCTCTGTCTTGGATCCAGAGGTTCTACGAATCTCGATGTTGTTAAATAGTGTGCCAAAGGCAACGACGGTTTTTTTGATTACGCCGTGGTAAGAGTAGGTTCCTAGCATTAGAGTGTTCCTCCACTGTTACCGAATTCGCCAAACGGATTAGACTGAGTAAAGTCTATAATTTGATCCGCTTCGTGTTCGATAGCAAAGTTTTGATCATATTCTGAGTTCAAATTATTTAGCGTATTGTAAGACGCAGTAGTCCAGACAGCAGAACTGTCGTTTCCTGTGTACGTCTCACCAACTGAGAACCGACCACTTCTATTGATAAGAACGAGAGTTCTGGTTGCACTATCCCAAGACTTAACTTCGGCAGTGGTGTTGGTGACAGAACCTGTCACTGTCTCACCGACAGTAAAGTCGCCACTACCACCCTCAGCAAAGATGACACCAACAGCATTAGCAAAGTTAGTCTCAACTGCATCAACCTCAGCAATACCAGTATCGAAGTCTTCGTCGCTGTACTCGAACAGTTCGCAGCGCAGACCCCAGGTGTAGATCTTTCCTAACTGAAAGAAAGGTTGTTCGTGCTCTACATACTGAATTTGGAAAGTCTTACCCACCATAGGGAAGTGAATCAGATCTCCTTCGTTAGGGCGACCTTCTACAATCAGTTGAGCATTGTCATCTACTGCTGCTGTGAAGCGTCGCTTGGAAATGATGAAGGTAACTTGATCTTGAATTCTGACACCAAACTTTGAAAAGATATCGCCGTCGCCCCTAAAACCACC